AGAGCAAGGTTATAAAATTAAAGGTTCATGTGCAGGTGGTACAGGAGTTTCTTGTATCCTTACAGTTGAAGAAGTACCATTTATTGTGAGTACAAACTAATATGACAAAAGAGTTAGTAACAGCATCATTAGTAGCACCAGCATTTTTAGGTTTAAATACTCAAGAGTCTAGTTTGTCTAATGACCCTAGTTTTGCTCTTGATGCAAACAACTGTGTTATTGATGAGTTTGGTAGACTAGGTGCAAGAGAAGGTTGGTTTTATCGTACGTCAGGTAGTGATGGTATTAACTTACTAGGTATGCACCCCTTCTTAGATGTAGCTGGTGTTAATACTTTTATATCTTGGAACGCTACTACATTTAAAAAAGGTTTTGGTACACTTACTACAATAACACCTACTACAACTGATACTATATCAGCAGGTAACTGGCAGTGTGTAACCTTAAATGACAGAGCTTATTTCTTTCAAGCAGGTTACAAACCTTTGTACTACACTAATGAGTCTACTGCTGATGAGTTTAAAAGCATAGACCAACACGCTGATTATACAGGTAATGTACCTAGTGCAAACATAGTAATGAGTGCTTATGGTAGACTATGGGCAGCAGACACTGCCACTAACAAGACTACTGTATACTTCTCAGACCTCTTAGAAGGTACTAAATGGGGCAGTGGGAGTGCTGGTAGTATCAACATAGCAGGTGTGCTTCCAAAAGGCTCAGATGTCGTTACAGGGCTTGGTAGCCACAATGGATATTTAATTATATTTTGTAAGAACAACATTATTATATTTAAAGACAACGATAGTTTTCAAGGTAGCTTTGATGTAAACACTTTAACCTTAGTAGAAGTATTAGAAGGTGTAGGTTGTATTACTAGAGATACAATACAAAACACAGGTGCGGATATTTTATTTTTATCTGCTACAGGATTAAGAAGTTTAGGTAGAACGATACAAGAAAAGTCAGCTAAGTTAAATGACTTATCTAAAAACATAAGAGATTCTTTCTTAGGTAATGTAAATAGAGAATCTAACTTTAGTTTAATTAAGTCTTGTTACTTTCCTGAGAAAGCGTTTTATTTAATATTTTTACCAGAAGCAAAAACTATCTATGTATTTGATACTCGTAGACCACTAGAAGATGGTGCTTATAGAGTAACAACTTGGAACAACTTAGACCACACTGATTTTGTTTACGATAAAACAACTAAAGAAATGTATGTTACACAAGCTAATGGTATAGCAGAGTATGGTGGATTTACAGATAACTCTGTTTCTTACACTATGAGTTACTTTACTAATCACTTTGATTTAAATTATCCAAATCAAAACAAGTTATTAAAACGAGCTGCTGTAACTGTTATTGGTTCTACTGCACAACCATTTAATTTAAAAGCTGGTTTTGATTATTTAACAAGCTACTTCTCGTTTCCGTTTACAGTAAAAGATATACCAGTGTCAGAGTACGGAACAGCAGAGTACGGAGCAAATGCAGCAAGTGTAGCAGAGTATCAAGCAGGTATATCATTAGATAGATTAGATTCATCTGTATCAGGTTCGGGAAGCATCTTTCAATTAGGTATAGAAGCAGAAATTGATGGTGGTTCTTTGAGTATACAAAAAGTAGATATTTACGGAAAACTAGGTAGGATTATATAAATGAGTAATTATTCAAAAACAACAGACTTTGCAGCTAAAGATGCCCTGAGTACAGGTAACGCTAACAAGATTGTAAAGGGTACGGAGATTGATGATGAGTTTAGTGCTATTCAAACAGCAGTTAATAGTAAGGCTAACACCAATAGTCCAGCCCTTACAGGCACTCCTACAGCCCCAACAGCTAGCTCTGCTACAGACAATACTCAACTAGCTACAACAGCTTATGTAACAGCAGCAGTAACAGCAGCATTAGCTACTGCTGAAACTGCAAGACAAGCACTGTTCCCTGTAGGTACTATTTATACACAAGCAGGTGTAGCAACTAACCCAGCTACATTACTAGGGTTTGGTACATGGGAAGAATATGGTGCTGGTAAAGCAATCATTGGTGTTGATACAAGTAATACTTTGTTTGATACTTTAGGTGAAACAGGTGGTGTAGCAGATATTACTATTTCTGGTACTACAGATTCACACACTTTGACACTAGCTCAAATACCAGCACACGACCATAATAATACTGGTACATACGATACTGGTGGTGGTGCATTAAACTACTTACCTAATGCGGGTAATCCCAACTTTACTTGGGGTGGTGGTGGACTAGGTGGTAGATATGGAGTTGAGCCTAATGGTGGTGGTCAAGGTCACACGCATGGTATTACATTTGATGGTACTAATGCCAACTACCAACCTTACATAACAGTTTATATGTGGAAGCGTACTGCGTAGTGAGTCCAAGAGGACTAACATAGTATGGATAAAGTTCCTGTAATAGAAGATGAAGCATTTACAGCTTATTTAGAAGAGTATAGTAACCTGTTATTTGTACACTGTGATGTATATAAATGGAACAAGACAACAAATAAAAAGATGAAAAAAGGATTAGATTCTTTAGTAAGAAAATACAACAGACCTATTTTTGCAGCACAGATAGATAATGATAACAAACACAGGAAGTTTTTAGATATGTACGGATTCAAATATGTTGGAGTTATAAAAGACTTTGAAGGTGATAATAGAACAATCTTTGTTAAAGGAGTAAATGATAATGGGTAAAGTTTTAGGTGGTGGGGGTAAATCAGCTAAACCAGCACAGCCCTACGCTGCTGCACAGTTTCAACCTTACACTTATACAAGTCAGGTAGGTACTACTACTGGTACACCAAGTGGTGTTGCTTTTAATGTAGCTTCTGATATACAGCCAGCACTTACAAGTATAGCTGGTACTGGCTTATCTAGTGCAGAACCCTTCTTAGGTGGTTATTTAAACCAGGCTAGTAGAGAGTTACCTATGTTTGGTGGTGTTGATACTGGCGAACAAAGAGCTGCTGACATATTTAGAACTCAATCTGCACTACTTGAACCTTCTTTTGAACAACAAAGACAACAACTACAGTCTGATTTGTTTGGTAGAGGTAGATTAGGATTACAACTAGCAGGTGAAACAGCAGGTGCTGGAACTGGCATGGTTCAACCAGATGCTTATGGACTAGGTTTAGCACAGTCTAGGGCTTTAGCTGAAACAAGTGCTTTAGCAAGACAACAAGCACAACAAGAGCAACAACAAGCATTTTCTCAAGCAGCACAACAATTTGCTATTAACGAACAACAAAAACAACTACAAGCTCAAAATTTATTGGGTGGGTTTACAAGTGGTTTGGGTGCATTTGGTACTGTTGCTGAACTTGAACAGGCTCTTGTTAATCAAGGTCTTAGTATTGAAGCTGCTAGGTCTGCTGCACAATCAGCATCAGCAAGTGGGGGTGCTGCATTAGCTAAAGCAGGTACACCAGCAACTTCTGGTGGTGGTGGATTATTTAGTTCGTTATTAAAAACTGGTCTTACTGCCGCAGCAGGTTCTTTTGGCGGACCATTAGGAGCTTTTGCAGCTAATGCTATTTTAAGTGAGCCAGGACAAACAGGATCTGGTGCTCCAGCTACTGGAATAATGCTTAACAAAGTTTATTAAAATAATTAAAGAAGGAAATAAATAATGGCAAGTCCAACAAGTGGGGGTTTAATGAAAAGTATTTTTGGTGGCGGTCCACAAGCACTTACTAACCAAAGATATGCAACAATAAGATCAGAAGCAGATGATATTATTAATACGACTAATAAAATACAGTCACCTGGAGAAGCTATTGGGGGTGCTTTTGGAACACCTTTTGGCAAAGAGTTTGGTGCAGGATTAGCTCGTGGTCTACTTGGTGATCCTGAAATGGAAGCTGCTCAACAAGAAGAAGCTTTTTTACAAGAACTTTCTAGGACATATGAAATTAATTCTCCAGAGTTTTTAGATGAATTTGCAAGATATAAACAAAGTCAAGGTGATTTTGATACAGCATCACAGCTAACTGAATTAAGTAATCAAACAAAAAGTAAACGTTTAACAGCACAAAATGAAGAAATACAAAAAGAAGCTCTTAGTAAGTTATTGATTAACCCAGCCAGACAAGATTTA